GTACTCTAAACAAGACCAAGTGCCATCTTCATTGGCACTGCTGTAAGTACAAGTCCGACAGTTAACTTCCTTAGTCAACTTAGTCTTATGGCAAAACTCATGCGCCGCACAGAACCGGCATTCAAACCATGTCGGGTCAATGCTGATAGGTGGTGGCAGTCGATCAGCCTTGACCAAGCGATGGCCACGCTCCACGCCCTTGTTGGCGACCGCCTTATCAAGCTTGACCCGCTCGGTATAGATACGGTCGTCGTCCTTGCATATCGCCACATACAGCGCACGGTCAAGCTTCATCCCTAGCATATACATCTGCATCTGGACAAAGTGCATGGGCTTGGACTTCTCAACGCCATCCTTTAGCAAACTATCAAACGACTTCTTGCCATGTGTCTTGATCTCCAGCACATGGGGTGTTTTGGGTGCTTCTGGCACACCAGACTCAATGATGCCGTCAATACTGCCCGACACATGGCACCCGAAGTCCACCCGACTCTGATTGGCACCGGTCTTTTGCACACTCATGCCAATGGCGCGTAGGTCTGACACAACCTGTGCCTCCTCAGTCTGGCCACGTCTGAACAGGCGCAGGATGCGCCCTGGGAACTTCTCGACCACCGCCATTCTGAACGATAGCCATAGCCACCGATCGCAAGGGTGACCCAGTACGCTAGCACCCATGTGGGGTCGAGCACCACCTTGAATTGATTCATGGTGCTTGTCAATCAGTGCTTCAATCGTGTATTCTGACTCTGGTATTTTCATGTACCTCTCCTTGGTTTATTTGCCCCCGAACTTATGTTCAGGGGCATTTTTTTTACTTACTCTTAACCCAAGGTGGGGCTGCCTTAACTGCTGCCGGTGCTTTGGCTGCTACTGGTGGCGCAGCGCCGTTAGACTTGTAGCCCTTGACATCATTAGATGCGCCATACTGCTCTGACTCACGCACGTCAAGCTTGATGCTCAACTGTCCACCAATTAATTGATCAGTGTCTTGCACAGTTGTCAAGCCAATTGCTCGCATAAGCTCACCAAGTTGTTGGCGACCAATCTCCTCGGCCTTGGGGTTCGGGTTCTTGATGTTCAGGTTGCCAAAGACGACGCGCCCTTGGTGGGTTGGACCAGTGATGTCATAGCGCACGGCAATGTACTGACCGGTGCCAGCCTTGGTGTTTTTGATCTCCGCACCGTTGACCACCGCTGTATACCAACCAGCAGGAAGCGGCTCGAAGTTGTTGGTGGGTGTGGGCAGCGAATCAACGCTGAAGGTTTCGAGAAGTTGTGCCATGATATTTATTCCTTAATGATTGTGAAAGATGGGCGACCGTTAGTGGTCGTTATTGCGTCCTGCAAAGTATCAATAATTAATGGGTCGGCTGACTTCCATGCCGTCACATTAACTTCTGGCTTCCACCGAAACAGGCTGGATAAGTGCTGGGTTAAACCAAACTCTGCTGCTAAGTCTTGAAGCTTGTCGCTGTTGACCTTACGATCTAAGCGCCCCACAACCTTGACCTTATAGCCGTCAGTCTCGATGTTCTGAGTGCCGTCTAAGGTCTTGGCAATGTCTAACTCCATGACCAGTTCGTCTTCAATGCTGCGACGAAGATCAAGTGCTTCTTTCTCTGCTTTCTTGGCGTCGAGCCAGCGTTGGTAGAGATTCATATCAACCCCCAATCTTATTAATGATGGCACCCAGATCTGGTGCTTCCCAAGTGTCCAACTTGCCAGAGCGATCCTTGGCTTGCCAGATACCGTCGGAGTCACACATCAGCGCACGTTGCGCATTGCCCTCTTGATCTTTCTCCACACGGAGTGCCAACACCTCATCAAAAAAGTAAGGCAGCTGCTGACCCGTTTTGTTACCAGGCATACTAGGTGCATAAAGAATTCGACCAGTTTCATCAGTTGCCTTTTCGCACTTGGCGGTAAAGTAAACGTGCTTGTTGGGGATATCACGGAACGCACGGATGATGTCAGACATCTGTTCCTGCATACTGCCGTAAGCTTGGCGCGGATCCTTGGCAATCTTTTTTTCGTGATTCAAAACAACTTCAGCAATCTCACTGATTGAATCCAGCGCAATCGATTCAAAGTGCTTGGCTTCGTCAGATTCAGTCACCCATCTGTACGCTTCCATCAGTGTGTCGTAAGATGACACCTCGACAAAAGGCATGTCAGCATCAGCAATAGACAAAAGACCGCCTTCTGCTGAGAACACTACAGGGTTAGGCAATGTTGGAATCAGTGAGGTTTTGCCAGCTCCTGCATTGCCGTACACCAATAACTTCACGCCGTTAGCGTGTAAACCTTTGGTACTGCGTAGATTGATAGCCATGTGGCTCTCCTAAGTGATCGCTTGTTGGGATATCCGTTTAGCGATTGATTGAATTATTGCATAATTAAATGTATAGTGTCAACAGGTATTTTCAATTTAATAGGTGAAGACATGAAAACACAGGAAGCAATAGACTATTGGGGTGGGGTTAAAAAGCTTGCAGACGACCTAAAGACGTGGCCGCAAACGATCTACCAGTGGGGTGAGTACCCGCCAATGGGCAGGCAGTATGAGATTGAAGTTAAGAGCGATAGCCAACTTAGAGCTGAGAAAGAGGTGGTGAAATGAGTAAATTTCCAACAACGCCAAAACAATTTGAATTATTGATTGATCGACATTGGGTGAAAAAAGTATTGCCTGCTGATGAAAATGACATCAAAAAAACCAAAACAGTTTATTGTTTAGAAACCGATAAAGAGCGTGTTGCATCTGTGTCGTTTGAATATGGCAGAGCGTATGTTAATTGTGACAAAAAAGGCACTTACCATTTTGACCTTGAAAGACTTTTTGAAGGCGGTGACGATTGGAGTTGGTATAAACAATTGCAAGAAAAGATTTGGGTTACTTCTGAAGTTCTTTTATTGATACTTGTATTGTTTAATATGTTTGCCGAATTAAAGGTTGAAGAACAATATGCCTAACCTCTCCTCCATCCTAGGTGACAATTGGTCGCCACCACAGGCTAGTCCGGTCGCATCGATTGAGTCACAATTTATTGATGCCATCATAAATGCAGGGCTTCACGCACCTAGAGATATAGTGATGGATGGCAAAATCCATCGCTTTGCGAGTGATGATGACAGGCACAAAAAGCCTGGTTGGTACATAGCGTATGAGACGCCTATCCCAGTGCTTGTGTTTGGCTGCTGGAAGGCAGGATTCACTAGCCAGAAACGTGCCGAGACGGGTGTTAAGTACACACCAGCACAAGAGATGAAATTGTTGTCTCAGATCGCCGAGGCAAAGAAGTTGCGTGATGCAGAGCTTGAGCGCAAGCATGAGGTGGCAGTCGAGACAATAGAGTCCACATGGCCAACCTTTACCCCCGCCAGCCCAGATCATCCGTATCTTAAGCGCAAAGGGATTGGCGCACATGGTGCCAGAGTGACAGGCGATGGGCGCTTGGTTGTGCCATTGTTCAGCGAGGACGGCGAATTATCCAGCCTTCAGTACATTGATCACGATGGCAATAAGCTGTATCACACGGGCGGTATCACCGGCGCACGCTTTTTTATGATAGGGAAGCTCAAGCAAACCCTTTACATCGCCGAGGGGTTTGCGACCGCTGCGACCATCTTTGAGGCGACCAATGAGGCGGTGGTTGTGGCGTTCAGTGCCAATAACTTGCCAAGTGTTGCCGGTATCATGCGCACCAAATACGGTGCGACTCAGGACATTGTGGTGGTCGCCGATCACGACGTATCAGGCGTTGGATTAAACAAAGCCACCGAGGCAAGTGCCAAGCATGGTGTCAGGGTTGTGATGCCACCCATGTTGGGCGATGCAAACGATTACGCCCGTGCCGGTAATGATTTGTTTATTCTTCTCAATCCCCCCGTTGAGGATTGGTTGGTTGGGGCAGATCATTTCAGTGAAAGACCAGAACCCATCACATGGCTCGTTAAAAAGTGGTTACCCGAACAGTCATTGATTATGGTGCATGGTCCAAGCGGTGGTGGCAAGACCTTTGCAGTGCTAGATTGGATGCTGTCGATCGCCTCAGTCACAGCAGAATGGGCAGGCAACAAGGTCAAATCCGGCACAGTGGTCTATCTCGCTGGTGAAGGTCACCAAGGCTTAAAAGGGCGAGTAGCAGCATGGAAACACAAGAAACAGATCAAATCTCTCAAAATGTGGATATCCAAGTCAGGTTGTGATTTGAACACCCCAGAGGGTTACCAAAAGGCAGCCAATCAAATTAGGATGCTCCCGCACCCACCATCTATCATAGTGGTCGATACCCTGCACCGGTTCTTGCTGGGTGATGAGAATAGCGCTCAGGACGCCAAAACCATGTTAGATGCCTGCGCCGCACTCATGCGAGAGTTTGGGTGTAGTGTGTTGCTTGTGCATCACACAGGGGTATCAGAAGAGGCACAACATCGCGCAAGGGGATCAAGCGCTTGGCGAGGTGCTTTAGATATTGAGATCAGTATAGTACCCGCCAGAGACGGCCAGCCCCTTGAGATTGTCCAGCGCAAGCAAAAGGACGGTGAATTAGCAGAACCCTTATATGCTCGGATTGAGGGGGTGGTGATACCAGGCTGGTTTGATGAGGATGGCGAACCCGTAAAAAGTGCCACACTTGTGTTGGTCGATGCACCCATTAAACAGACCGCGGCCGACAATAAAATGCAGGAACATCGCAAGATGTTTGAAAATGCATGGTTCGATTCTGGCGCCGAAGACCTTAAAAATGAGCCTTATATCTCACGTTCAGCACTTAAAGAATACTTAGATAAACAAGATATTGCCAAAGCCACTGTGCAAAAAATGCTCAATCCGAGTGAGTCATCAAGGTTGATTGGCAAGCTAATTAACTCAAATATACTTAGGAGTGAGGGTCACGGGTGGGTCGTAAATGACAAATTAATGGCTCAAAGTATGCTGATTATGAGGGGTGTTGAATGAGCCAAAACCGTACCAAAGCGTACCAATGGTACGGTTTGTCCTTTGGTACGGTTTGGGGGCAAAAAGCCAGAAAAACCGTACCAAACCATACCAGCTATCTATAAGATAGCTGGTTTTGGTACGATTCTGGTGCGGGGTGTTTTGGTGTTGGATTAA